TGAAAGCGTTTAAAGGCGGTAAATTTACCGATGAAACCTTTGCGTTGATGGAGATTGAAATAAAAAGGATTCAAGCGGATTTATTAGAGATTGAAATCGTTAAAGAAATCACTGCGGTCGCAGAAGCACCCCAGCCGATAATTGAGGAAATCAAAAACAATGATGCTGAAATCTTAAAGGCAATAAAAGAATTTAATAAAATACTAAAAAAGTAAAAATGGAAAACGTAATTAACGAAATGGCAGAAAACTTAAAAGGTTTTCAAGCTAGTATTGAAGCGAAGTTGGAAGCAACAAACGCTGAAATTCGTGTAGTAAAAGATGAAGCACAAAAACAATTTGATGCTCAAGCTGCTGCACAAAAGAAAAACGCATCTAAACAAGTAAAGTTTTTGGATGAGGCTATCGTTGAAAAATTAGATGGCAAATTGGATGAAATGGAAAAATCAATGAAATCAAATGGTAAGTATCGTTTAGATTTAAGAGATGTTAAGTCAATGACTTTAGGTGCAAGTTTAACAGGAGATGCTCAAGCATCTTATGCTATCAACGCTGCAATTTTACCTAGTCAAGCAATTAACTTCCGTGATTTAGTTCCAACAGTAAGAAGTGAAAGTGGTTTGTATGTTTTCTACAAAGAGACTGCAACAACTAACAACATTGCTGCTCAAACTGAAGGTTCAAACAAAGGTGAGAATAACTACGCATTAAGCGAGGTTAAAGTGGTTAATGATTACATCGCTGGTTTCTCTACATTCTCAAAACAAATGGCTAGAAGTTTGCCTTTCTTAAGCACAACTTTACCAAGAATGTTGACTAGAGATTTCTTCAAAGCTGAAAACTCTGCTTTCTTTGCAACTGTATCTGCTGCTGCAACAGGTTCTACAACAACTGCTGAAACTGTTGATTTAAAGCAATTAGTTGATTACATCGGCAACCAAAAGAGTGCAAACTTTGTATCTTCAGTTGCTTTAGTAAGCCCTGCACAATTAGGTCGTTTATTAAAAGAAACAATCACTTTGGGTTACTACGCTGGTAATGGTTCAGTAATCGTTAATCCAAATGGTGGTATGACAATATGGGGAACTCCTATTATTGCTGCATCTTGGGTTACTGATGATAAGGTTCTTATCTTGGATAACAATTTCGTAGAGCGTATTGAAGTTGAAGGATTAGCAATTGAGTTCTCTTATGAGAATGCAAGTAACTTCCAACAAAATATGGTTACTGCGAGAATTGAGTGTTACGAAGATATTAACTTAATGCAACCAACATCAGCAATCTACGCTGATTTAGGAAATGTTTAATCTTAATATTTAGATAATAAAGACCCCTTACATTTAGTAGGGGGTTTTTTATTATATTTATTGTAAATTTGTAAAAAAGATGTATGTCATATAATAATTTTATCATTGATTTTACTTTGACCGACATAGGCACAGTCGTTGAACCTGTTACATTAGCAGAGGCAAAATTGTATTGTAGGGTTACTACAAATGTTGATGATAACCAAATTTCCTTGATGATTAAACAAGCAAGGGAAGCGGTTGAAGTAGGTACAGGATTGAGTTTAATACCTAAAACTGCGGTTGTATGGTTTACAAATTGGGATGGTAACTTCCAGTTGCCTTATGGTCCGATGAATAGTTTTACATCATTAATAGACCAAAACGGAGATACTATTGTTGCTGCTGATTACACTTTAGTTGGGGGTAAGTTCCCACAATTACAAAGACCACAATTTCAAAACTTAAAGGCTACTTATGTGGTAGGCTACGCAACCATTCCGAACGATTTAAAGATTGCTATTTTAGACCAAGTTAGCTACGATTACGAAAATAGAGGATTGGATAGTGATACAGGTATTTGTGAAAAGACTTGGAAAGCCTGTCAACGCTGGACAAGAATAAGCCCAATATTATGAGGATAGGAAGCAAAAAGGCAAACTATGTTGATGCCAACACAATGTACTCGGAAATAGGCTTGTATGTGCCTACAATCACCGCTGATGGGCAAGGTGGCTATACAACTACCTATGCCTTACAAGAAACAGTATTTGGCGATTTTAGACCTATGGATGAGAATAGGGCATTGTTAGAATTACAATTGAGTTTTACTCGTTCTGCTAAATTATTTATCAGGTACGATGTAACGATAAACAATATGTATAAAATAGAGGCTGAAGGGGAAATGTATACAATCCATTCAATAAAGGATGTAGAGAATCAATTTAGATTTTACGAAATATTAATGTATCACTAATGGCATTTGCAGTAAGTTTAGGTGGAATGAAGGAACTTGAAGGCAAGTTAAATAAATTAACTACTGCATTGAAAGTTGATGTAAGTGATGAAATAAACGCATCTGCATTAAAAATAGAGAATCAGGCAAAAAGATTAGCACCTGTAAACTTTGGTCAATTAAGAAACTCAATAGCACTTACAAAGGATGGCGAGTTGACATATTCAGTTGCAGCAAACGCTTCGTATTCTGCTTATGTTGAATTTGGCACAGGACCACAAGTAAATGTACCTGCTGACTTCAAATCTTATGCACAACAATTTAAAGGTAAAAGCGGAGGCAAGTTTAAGGATATGGTTGAAGCATTAACTTTGTGGGTAAAGCGTAAAGGAATTGGAAATGGTAAAAATGATAAAGGTTTGGCTTATGTAATAGCTTTAAGCATATTAAGAAAAGGTATGCGACCACAACCATTTTTAGTACCAGCTTACGAAATGGAAAAACCTAAACTTATACAAAGACTAAATAAATTATTAAATGCTTAATCCTAATATAGAAATAAAAAAGTGGTTTTATACCAACTTGACAAGTTCAAGTACACTACCTGTTTATGATGGGATAGCACCTGATAACGGAGTAGATGAATATGTAATTATGACAGGCAGAACATCCGCACAAGAGCAAGGTAAAATCAGTTACACGAACGCGGTTACTATGGATGTTGACATTGTCATAAAAAATAGTAACTTTGGTTATAAAAGAGCCGAAACAATAAGCGATTTAATACTAAATGCAATCAATTCAAATACGATAATAACCCTTGCAAATGGGTTTTATGCTTCAAGTTTGGTGGTGGGTGCAATTAGAAATTTAGATGGTTTAAACCCTTTGGATAATGTATTTAGAACAATAATAACTTATAATTTAATAATAACTCAAAATTAAAATAAAATGGCAGAAACAAAAGTAAGCGGTAGGGATTATATCCTTTTAGCTGACATAGACGGAGACGCAACATTTAAAGCAGTTGCCTGTCTTACAACTAACTCATTTACATCAACGAATGACACGATTGATGCAACTTCAAAGTGTGGTAATTCATACACACCAAGTCCTGTATTTACTCAATCTTTTGAGTGTGAAGGATTTGCAATTGATGAAACAGGAACTCCAAGTAAGGATTCTTATCAACAATTGTATGCAGCACATTTTGCTAAAACATCTTTTAATATGAAGATGGGTAAAGCAACACCAACTTCAGGTGATATTGTTTATTCAGGTCAAGTTTTTATTAGTGATTTTGCAGTTCAAGCAGATGATGGCGATGATGTTAAATTTACTGCAACATTCGTAGTAACAACACCACCATTAACACAAACTGAAACTGCATAAAACTATGTTTGAATTAAGACTGAACAACAACAAAACAATCCCTTTGAAATGGGGTACTTGGGCGATGAAAAGATTTTGCGAATTAGAGAACAAATCTCTTTTAGACTTAATCAATATTTTATCAAGTGGTGCATTTGAATTAGGAACAATTGTGCATATAATCCAAGCATCTGCCGAAAGCGGATGTAAGACACTAAATCAACCAATTGAATTTAACGATGTTATCGTTTGCGATTGGATTGATGAGGTTGGTGGGTTATCTGCAAAGGATGGTCAGCTAATAGATTTTATTAAATTTATGCAGACTTCAATGATTCCTGAAACAAAAGAAAATGCCGAAGTAACCAAAGACAAAGGAAAAAAAAAATAGGAATATATAGCTGGGATTCAATAATTATTCTCGCAATAGAAGTTGGCTTGACAATTAATGAGTTTTGGCAACTTACTTGGCGGGAATTTTTATTATATAAAAAGGCTTACGAGAATCAGCAGATAAAGGAATGGGAAAGGACAAGAACTTTAGCTTATATGATTTATAGGTCAAATTCAACGGATAAAAATCCGAAAAGTATAAAGTCCTTTTTCCCTTTGCCTAGTGATGAAGTAGAAGAAGAAAAGCCTAAACTAACGGATGAACAACTAGCAAGGACACTAAAGTTGTACGGAGTAAAATAATAAAATGGCACAAGAAACATTAAAAATTACGATAACCGCTGACAATAAACAAGCGGTTCAAAATATACAGGAAACTGTTACTGCCACATCACAACTAGGTACTGCTTTTAAGAAGATGCCAAATGCAAGTGGACAAGCAACAATGGCTTTGTCAAACTTGTCAAGGGTTGCTCAAGATGCTCCATACGGATTTATGGGTATTGCAAATAACATTAACCCATTATTAGAATCATTCCAAAGATTACAATCTTCAAGTGGCAGCACAGGAGCAGCATTGAAGGCAATGGGTTCTGCATTGATAGGACCAGCAGGTATTGGTTTGGCAGTTGGTGTTGTTTCATCATTAATTGTTTCTTTTGGTGATGAGATTATTAATTTTGTAAGCCAAACATCTTCAGCAGATGTAGCATTGTCAAAGTTTAATACAACAATGTCAAAAGGTGTTGGTGAGGCTCAAGCTGAGATTGATAAACTTGTTATTTTAAATGGTATTGTTGATGATACTACAAGAAGCACAACTGAAAGAGAAAGAGCATTAGCACAATTAAAAAATACATATAAGGGTAATTTAGAATTACAAGCATTAGATATACAAGATGGTGCTAAATTAAAAATAGTTATTGATAGCATTGCTGAAGCATTAAAGCGAAAAGCAATGGCTCAAGCATTTGCAACAGTAATAGCAGAAGAAGAAGCAAAGAAAGTAAGATTGCAGATTCAAAGTTTTGAGGAAATGCGAGGTAGTGTTGGTGGTGTTACAAAAGCATATGAATTTGTAAAAGCTGCCATTATGGGTGCTGGTTCTGCTATGTCAATTGTTGATTTAAATACAACATTAGCAAATAAGGCTTTAAACCAAAATGCTCAATCAATTAAAGATGTAGATGCAAATTTACTTCAATTAAATACACAATATAAAGCGGTAATAAGCGACCAAATTAAATTTAATGATATTACTAATTTATCAACAAGTGCTTTAAAGAAACAAACCGAAGCATTTGGTGCTTTATTATCTTTAAGAAAATTAACTCCTGAACAAGTTGGAACAATTATTCCATTAGAAAGAAAAGCACCTCCTGTTGCACCAGCAGCACCGCAAACATTTATGGGTGGTCCATCTCAAGCACTTATAGAAGCAGATGCAATAAACAAGGCTGCAAGTGAACAAAAGAAATTTAATTATTTATTAAATGAGGCTGAAACAACATCAAGATATATTGCAGAGGGAGTTGGTAGTATATTTCAAGCAATGGTGCAAGGAGAAAGTCTTGGAGATGCAGTTTTAAATGTATTTAAGAATATGACTTTGCAACTTGCTCAAATGGTTATTCAGGCTTTAATATTTAAGGGCATCATGACTGCATTGGGAATGGGCGGTCCTGTTGGAAGTACAAGTGATTTAACAGGTGGTTTATTAGGTGGATTAGGCAAGTTATTAGGATTTACTCCAATGGCTGAAGGTGGAATAGTAAGCAAACCAACATTTGCAATGGTTGGTGAGGGTGGAGAAAGCGAAGCAGTTATGCCTTTATCTAAATTGGATAGCATATTAAGTAGTGCATTTACAAGTGGTGCAAATTCAGGTGGTGGAATGTCAAGCGGAGGTTCATTTGTATTAAGAGGCAATGATTTAGTTTTAGCATTACAAAGGTCTAATTCATCATTAAATTTAAGGCGAGGTGGCATATAACTTAAAATACCAAATAACTGCTGCAACCAAAAACAATGAAGTTGCGGTTGTTGAAATGTATATTGATGAAGTAGTTGCTGCGGTAATTGAATATCCTGCAACTGCAATTCAGTTACAATACATTCCAAGAAGTGATGATATTTACGAACCTATTTATGCAAGTCAGTTAAATGTTAGTATTGATGTAACCGATGATGATGATAATATGCCTGACTTTACAACTTTGAACGATAGGAAATATTTAGTTAAGTTATTTATAGATGGTGTTATTTATTGGCAAGGCTGGGTTTTAAGTGATTTAGTACAATACTCATTTACCACAGGTAGAAAAGAATTATCTTTTAATGCTATTGATGGACTTGGAATGTTAGATTATATTCCTTTTACTTATGTTGAAACTAATGTGGCAGGTAACACGAAGTTAAGCCCACAAACCACACTTTATTTTTTATATTCTTGTTTGGCTAAAATAGGATTCCCAGTAGGATTGAATCTTATAACTGCTTGTTCTTATTACGCAGCTGGAATGTTAAATAGAGGTGATGGTAGCCAATATGAACCATTTAATCAAAGTTATTTACGACCTGTTTACTTTCAAAATGATAATGAAACATACGAAACTTGTTTAGTTGTTTTGACTAAAATATTAAAGTCATTTGGTTGCAAACTTTATCAATCCAATGGCAAGTGGTATATTGTAGCGGTTAATGAATTTGCTGCTGCTCCATACTTTGCTTACACTTATTTTACGGAATATACACCAGCAGGTGCTTTAGTTACTTCAGGAACATTTAATACTTTAAGCGAAATACAACCATATACAGGAAATGTAAGCGGTTTATACTTTACTAATAATAGCCAAATGAAGCTATTTAAGAAAGGTTATAACAATTTCAATTATAGATACGATATTAGTTACTCACCAAACTATATATCAAATCCAAACCTAAAGAGTTTAACAAGTGGA